GGTACTGTCGCCGGCCCGGAACGCGGAATGAACCCGAGGGAAAGATGGCTGTCACCATCGAATCGATCAAGGCCCGCCTGTACTTCGCCGGCAGCACCTACCCGATCAAGGACCGGCTCCGGTCGCTCGGCGCGCACTGGGACGGCGACCGCAAGCAGTGGTGGATCGGCGCCGCCAAGCGGGCCGACGCGGAGGCCCTGGTCGCGTCCCTGTCGGCTCCGGTGATGACCGCGACCGCGGCCAGCGCCCGGCTCGCCGGGTCGGTCGGGCTGACGGCCGACGCCCCGGCCGGGGTCGTCGCCGACAAGCTCCGCGACGCCGGCCGCGACGCCGAGGCGGACGCGGCGGCGAAGCCGGCCGAGGACGTGTCCGGGTGCCGCGTGTACGCGGCCGTGACCTACCGCGGCCGGCGGATGTACGTCATCGCCGAGCAGCGCGACCCGCAGACCCACCAGCCGGTGCGGTGCCGGCTGACGACGCTCGACGGGGCCGCGCCGGTGTGGGCCGACTGCTCGGCGTGCGAGCTGGTGCGGACCTACCAGGGGCGCGAGAAGTGGGACGGCCGCCGCTACAGCGGCAAGACGGTCACGGTGTACCCGACGGTCGAGAGTCTCCGCGAATTCCGCGCCGACCGGCGCCGGGGCGAGCGGGCCGGCACGCCGCAGTGTGCGGCGTGCGGCAAGCGGAGCGAGGGCCTCGTCCGCGACATGGAGGACGGGCTCCCGAAGTGCCGCGCGTGCTGCGACATGCCCGCGGACTGACGGCCCGGCCCCTCCTGCTTCCCCGCGGCCGGTGCGCGGGGAGCCGGGAGCGGCCGGGAGGTCCGGGCGCAAACGAGTGGTCCCCGCGCGTGCTGTCACACGCCGGGGACCGTGGGCAACTCCACTGTCATGGAGTCACCGATGGCGACTGTATCCGCCCCCCGCAAGGGGGTCAATATCCACACGTGTCGGTTCCCGGCCGACGAGACGGCCGCGGCCCTGCGGGCGGCGCTGGCCGCGGCCCCGGGCGACGCCGCGGCGGCGGCGGCGCTGGGCGACCGGTACCGCGAGCTGGGGTACGCGGACCGCACGGCCGACGCGTGGGTGCGGCGGACGGTGCGGTTCGCCGAGCTGGCCGCGCTCCTGGCCGGCTCCGGCGCGAAGAGCGGGCGGCTCCGGAGCTACCTCCGCGGCCGGTGCGGGGTGCGGTCCTGCCCGGTGGCGCTGGTCGGCTACGAGCGCCGCGACCAGGCCCCGACCGTGACGGGCGAGCCGCCCCGCCACGAGTTCCGCGGCGGGGGCGAGTGCAAGTACCCCGGCGCCGCGATGCGGGCCGGGTACAAGGTCGATTACGTCGCCGACACCCGGGCCGTCACGGTCGGGGTGAAGTGGCTGGCGGACCGGCTGGAGGAGGCGTGCCGTGGCTGATCGCGTCCACCACTACACCGACCGGCTGAGCGCGGCCGACGTCGTCCGCGCCGGGCTGATCCGGGCGCACCCGCTGACGCTGCACCGCGACATCTTCGCGCGCGACGCGGGGCTCGATACGGTCCCCGTCGTGTGGTTCACCGCGGCCCCGGACCCGGAGCCGACGGTGCTCCTCAAGCTGGCCGCGTGCGGCTGGCCGATGCCGCCGGTCGGCGACCTGTACCGGTTCGCACTGCCGGCGGATCACCCGTCGGTCCGCCCGTTCCCGCGCCCCGAGGGCGACCCCATCGCCGGCGCGGACTGCGTCTGGTGGCAGTGGGCGCTGGCGACGGCGCACGCGGCCGGGAGCCGGTGGGAGGACTGGCGGCTGGTGACGGACCACGTCCCGCTCGCCCACGTCGTCGCGGTCGAGCGTCTGGCCGCGGCCGGCGCGTCGCCGGCCGAGTGCCGGTGGGAGGGGGTGTGGCCGTGGCTCTGACGCCCCGCGAGATCGACGCCGAGATCGCCCGCCACGTCGCGGTCCTCGACCTGGTGCGAATGCTGGCCCGCGACATGGACCCGGACGATTCCCGGCCGGGCGTGTCCGCGCTGCGGCTGGCGATCGTCCGCGAGCTGATCGAGCTCGCCGACCGCGTGCTCGGCGCGTGGCGGCTCGACCGGGAGGGCCGCCTGTGAGCACCCGACCCGCGGGCCGCGAGCTGATCGCGTACTACCGCGTCTCGACGCAGATGCAGGGGGCGGACGGGCTGGGCATGGACGCCCAGCGCGGCGCCGTCCGCGACCACGCCGCCCGGGTCGGGGCGGCGGTCGCGGCCGAGTACACCGAGGTCGAGTCGGGGCGCAACTGCTCGCGCCCCGAACTGGCCGCGGGGGGGGGCCGCGCGCCGGCCCCCCCCCCGCGACGCTGGTCGTCGCCAAGCTCGACCGCCTCGCCCGCGACGTGCGATTCATCCTGGAGATCGCCGACACCGGGGTGGATTTCCTCTGCCTCGACCTGCCGGACATCGACCCGACCACGTCGGCCGGGCGGATGCTGCTGATCGGGCTGGCGAATTTCGCCGAGTTCGAGTCGCGCCGGATCGGCGAGCGGATCCGCGCGGCGATGGCCGCGTGGCGCGCGCGCATGGTCGCCGCCGGCCGGGGCGACGAGTACCGGGCGCTCCAGCGGGCCAAGGCGGACCGCGGGCGGGCGGCGTTCGTCGCCGCGGCCCGGGCGCGGCGCGAGCGGGTGTACCCGGTCGCGGCCGCGCTCCGCGCGCTGCCGATGACCTACGAGGCCGTGGCCACCAGGATGAACGCGCGGCGCATCCCGACGCCGCGCGGCAAGCGGTGGACGGCCGGCCTCGTCCACCACCTGCTGACCAAACACCAGGGAGCATAGGGCGGGGACGGGTGACGACTCGCGTTCGTCCTCGAGTAACGCCCCCGACGAACCCGTGACCAGGGCGCGCAGCCGCAAGGGACGCATCGGACGCGGACCCCTCCTGCGCGGCCGACAAAGCCGCGGGACGGCCGGGAGAGACCGGCGCCGTACACACACGCACGAGGTACACGCGATGGCGAAGCAGAACGACGGCGGTCCGGCCTTTCCCCGAACCGGCTTTTACCTCCCGACCGGGGACACGGCGCTCGCCGCGACCGGAGTTCCGGGCCGGGCCGCGGTGATTCGCCAGACGCTCCCGGTCGAATCGCTGTCGCTCCACCCCGAGGCGCACCGCGTCCCGGAGATGCCGCCCGACCAGTACGCCGCGTTCGCGGCGGACGTGAAGGTCCGCGGCGTGCTACAGCCGCTCAAGCTCAAGCCCGGCACTCGGCTGATCCTCGACGGCCGCACCCGGCTCCGCGCGGCCAAAGAAGCAGGTCTGGCGTCCGTACCGGTCGAAGAGGTCGTGCTCGACGTGGAGGACGCCGACGGCCTGCTCTACATGCTCCGCGCGGAGTTGAGTCGTCGCCACCTGACGCGCGACCAGCGGGCCGCACTCGCCGCCGATCTCGAAGAGCAGTTCGCACGCGCGGCCAAGTCCCGTCAGAAAGACGCCGGGGCCAAAGGCGGTCACACGGCCGGGCGCGGCCGACCCAAAGAAAGGGGTGTGGCGGAAGCGCCACACCCCAACCCGGTACCGGCGCCTAAGTCGCGCGAACTGGCCGCGAAGGTCACCGGCGCCAACCCGCGGGCCGTGTCGGACGCGAAGCTCGTCAAGGCGAATGCTCCCCACCTGCACCTGCGCGTGAAGGACGGCAGCATGAAGCTGGCCCACGCGACCCGGCAGGTGAAGGCCGCGGCCGAGCCGAAGCCGGCCCGCGGGGGGGCCGGCACCGAGGCGGTCAAAGCCGTCGAGGTCGTGCCGGCCGCGGCCGAGCCGAAGCCGCCCGTCGGCAGTGTGGTCGTCGTGCCGGTCGAGCCGGGATCGATGTCCCCGTGTCCGTTCTGCGGCTGCGTTCGGATCGCTCACCGCGTGCTCGTCGGGGGCATGCGGGCCTTCACCTGCGAGGACTGCCAGGCGCGCGGCCCGTCCCACGCCGAAGCCGAGGTCGCCCGCACCGCCTGGAACAAGCGGGCCCCGCCGCCGCCGCCGAAGCCGGAGCGGGCCGACCCGACCTCGGCCGCGCTGCGCGAGCTGGGCGGGTTTCCCGCCGCGCTCGCCACCGCCTGCAACCGTCACGGGTACACGACCGTGGGCGAGGTGCTGCGCGCCGCCGACGGGCTCGACGCGAGGCTGACCGAACCGGTGCGGATCTACGGCGTCCTGCGGCGCGTGCGCGGCACGTCGCCCGCGGTCGCCCTCAAGGCGACGAACGCGGTACTCGGCGCGTCGGGCCGCATGCACACCCGCCTCACGCGCACCGAGCTTGAGCGGGCCGCGTTCCCGGCTTCGGTGTACGGCTGGTCGATCACGTACACGACCAATCGCGGCGACGAGCGCGACTGCCACTTCGTGGGCACCGAGGCCGTGGCCCGCAAGAAGGCCGCGCTCAAGACCGGGTTCGAGGCGGTGGTGAAGGCCGACCCGCTCACCGAGCGGCAGTACGTCGCCGCCTACGGCAAGGGGCGGATGTGACCGCGGACACGACCCCCGAGCTGTTGCGTGCGGCCAACAGGCTCCTGCGACATTACTCGGCGCGTTGCGACGGCAAGGATCCGTACCGTCAGGCGACGCCTCACGATCCATCGACGTCGCACCTTTTCGACCACGACCGGTTTCAGGACGACGTGCGGCTCGTGGCCTCATTCGTCCTGGCCACTATCCCGCGCGAACCGTGAAAGCGAACCCTGTCTCGGACGGCAAGCTCCGGCGGATGCAGCGGACCTACTTCCGCCTGTGGTGCGACATGAGCATCTGCGAGTGGTTCGACCCGTGGCGGGCCGAGCCGCCCGGAAGCGTGCCCCATGAACCCGACCGAACGAGACGCCGTGCGATTCTTTCCCGGGCAGCGGGTCCGCATGTCGCCCAAGGGCATCAAAACCTTCCCCGAGCTTCGCGCCCGCCTGGGCATGGTGCGGGTCGTCATCCCGGTGCCGTACCAGGATTCGGCCGTGCTCCGCCAGGTACTGCTCCACATCTTCCGCGGCCATTCGGGCCGTCTGGAGCAGTTGGGCTGCGATGAAACGGCCGTGGCCCTCGCGTACGAGGTCCTGCGCGGCAACACCGTCGCCGCCGTGCTCCTCGCCGACCGCGTCATGGAGCTGTACGGCGCCACCCCCACCCCCACCCGGAGCAGCTCGTGAACACCCCCGACGACTTCACCTTCCCGCACCACCTGGCGGACCACGAGGCCGCCGCCGACGAGCGGCTTCTTCGAAACCGTCCCGCGCCGCCCCCGCAAGCCGCGGCCGACGTCGCCCCCACGGAAGAAGCCATGACCGAGCGCGAGCAGCTCTTACACGCCATCCGCGTCGAGCCGCTGGAGGACACGCCGCGGCTGGCGTACGCCGACTGGCTGGACGAGCACGGCGACGCCACCGACCGCGACCGCGCCCGCGAAATCCGCGATAGCATCCTCTGCCCGGACAGGTGCCCTGGTGTAATCGTGGTGCCGATCGCCGGCGACGGCGTCGCTACGGTCCGCAGGGGGTTCACGGATTCGGTGCGTCTGACCACCGTACGGTTCCTGCAGTACGCCGAGCGGCTGTTCGCGGCCGACCCGATCGTGGCCGTGCAGTTCACCGACAAGGCGCCGTGCTTCAGCTCCGAGGGGCCGTGGGTGTGGGAGTACGGCAGCCTCGTTCGGGCGTCCAGCCGCAGCTTCACGGTGCCGGTGTACCACGACCTCCGCGACCGCATGATGGCGCACCCGCTGCGGACTCAATTCAAGGGCTTCGGCCGCCACGATCACGCCCTCCTGGCCCTCTCCGAGTGCCTGGTGGCGATCTGCCGCAAGCAGGCCCGGCTGCCGCCGCTGCCGCTCACGTCGCCCGGCGGTTAAACTGACGCCGTCGCCCGTCGAGGTGTGTGGGGGATCAATGACCGACATCGATGCGTGCGCGGCGGACCTGGTGCGGCGGCTGACCGAGCGGGGCTGGAAGGTGCAGTTCGTGGCGGACCCGGACGGCTGCGGGTGGGAGTGTTCGAAGCTGGTGCGGGTGCCCGGCCTCGGCCAGTTCTGGCGGATCGGCTACGCCGCGGACGCGGCGGGCCTGTGCCGGTGGGCCGACGCGCACGAGCCGGCCGCCCGGCCGCTCTCCGCCTGACGCGGCATCCGGGGTAGGATGGCGGTGCCCGACACCCTCCGACCCGGACACCGCCCATGTCCCCCGCGATCGCCGACCCGCCGGCCGACCAGGCCGAGACGTACCACCTCGAACTCAAGCCCGCCGGCGACCCGCTGTACCGCCGCACCGGGCACAGCCGGGCGCCGCTGTACCGGCTGCGGCTGCTCCTGAAACACGCCGGCCGCGAGTGCGGCTTTCGGATCCGCTGGGGCCGCGCCTCACCCCCGGTCGAGCCGCTCGACCGCGAGCACCTGGAGCACGCCATGATCCGCCTCACCGACGGCCCCGCGGCCGGTCAGACGCTGCTGCTCCGCCGCGCCCCGCTCTACCTCCGCGTCGTTTTCAATCTCGCCACCCGCAAGTGGGACGGCCTCGACCAGCTCGGCGACACGCCGCAGCCCGGGGAACTGATCTATGCTTACCGGCGTGTGGCCAAGCCCGGCTCGTGCATGCTCGACTGGACCGAGAAGGGCCGCCGCCGCGGCGGCTGCTTCGCGGTGGCCTCGTACGCGGTCGTCGCGGATCCGCCGGACGAAGCCACCTTGCGCGCCACCGAGGCGTGGCGACAATGGTGTTGGGACCAGGTCGGCAAACCCCGAGGGACGGACGCGCCATGACCGCGATCGACGGCATCAAGGGCCGACGGGCCTGGCGGGCCGAGCGGCCGCCGGCCGCCGACCGGCCGAACCCGGACACCGTCGCCAGCCTGCCGCGCTGGCACCTGGAGATGCCGGGGCTGCACCCGGTGTGGGACCGCTGGGTGATCCTGTCCTGCTCGCTCGCCGACTTCCCCGGCGTGCCGCCCGCGAAGAAGCACTTCGCCGAAGCCACCCACGAGCTGAGCGTCTGGGCGATCAACCCGGGCTTCCCGGCCGCGGCCTGGCGGGCCGGCGGCGTGCAACTCCTGACGCCGGTGAACCACGTGGTGCAGTACGTCGCCGCGAGTGACGCGGTGGCCGAGCACGTCGCCCACCGCGCGGCGGAGCTGCTCGTGTACGGCCTCGCTCTGGTCGAGCCGCAGGGCGTCCACGGCGCCCGCGAGCACTTCGCGGAGTGCGTGCGGCGGTTCGCCGTCGAGTACACCCAGCAGCCCCCCACGGAGCCGGTGCCATGCCCGACCGCGTGATCCGCTGTGTCGAGTGCTCCGCGCGTCACGCGGTGGGGATCGAGTGCCCCGGGTCCCGCGACGGCCGGACGTCGGCCGCTGCGGTGGTGATGTGGGCCAACGTGGTGCTCGCCGGGCTGGCCGTGGCGACGTGGGCCGCGATCCTCGCGCGGCTGGTGCTGATCGCGGACGGCCGCTGACCGGGCGGGGGCGAGCGGCCGACCGACCCCCACCCCCTTCGCGGGTCCTTCCCGCGCCGCGCCCCGTTCCCCCTCACAGGGAACAATCGCGCGTTACGACACAGTTTGTTTCGGGAGGTCCGCCGTGCTCGACGACGCGCTGCCGATCTGGGTCGGCGACTTGGTCGATCGCACGTTGCCGCGGGTCATCACCGCGAGTCTCACCGAGTGGCAGTGGCGCATGATCCGCTTCGCGCTCGAACGGGCGGGGGAGTCGATATGAGCGAGTTCGCCGACGCCCGCTGCCCGCGGTGCGGCTCGACGCTCATCACCAACGGCGCCCGCGTGTGGTGCTCGTTCGTCGGCGGGCGCGGGCCGAACGCCGAGCGGCCGTGTCAGTTCGGCCTCGACCGCGCGGTTCGGCCGGACGAACTCGGCGCCGCGCCCGCCGCCGCCGTCCCGTCGCCGGACCCGCTCGGCGCGACCGAGCTGATCCCGCCCGGCGCGCTCGACCTCGCGGCCGACCCGCCGGCGCGGTAAGATTGCTCCGCACACCCCGGAGCCGCGCGTGACCACCAAGGGCAAGCCCAAGCCCCCCGCCCGCAAGTCCACGCCCAAAACCGCCCCTGCGCGGAAGGCAGCCCCCGCCAAGACGGCGAGCCGGTCCAAGGCACCGCCACGCGCCGCCCCCAAGCCGAAGTCCGCACCCCAATCGCCGCCCGCACCCCCGCCCACACCCCCGCCCGCCGAGTACGCCGCCCACCGGGACGCGATGGCCGCGGCCTCGCGCGCCCGCTCGCAGAAGGGCCGTGAGATCGGGGCCATTCCCGAGATCGCCGACCCGGACCGCCGCGAGCGGTGCGCGAAGTCGCTCAGGCTGTTCTGCGAGAGCTACAACCCCGAGGCGTTCTCGCTGGGGTGGAGTGACGACCACCTGCGGGCGATCGACCGCATCCAGGAGGCCGCCACGCTCGGCGCGCTGTTCGCGTTCGCGATGGCCCGCGGGTCCGGCAAGACGACGCTCTGCCGGACCGCCGCGCTCTGGGCCTCACTCAACGCCCTCTGCCGGTACGTGTTCGTGATCGGGGCCAACTCGACCAAGGCGGAGGACACGCTCGACAGCCTCAAGACGATGCTCCGCTACTGCGACACGTTGGCGAGCGACTACCCGGAGGTGTCGTGGCCCGCGCGGTGCTTGCAGGGCATCGCCAACCGCGCCACCGGCCAGACGTGTCAGGGCGAATCCACGCTGATCGACTGGTCCTCCGACCTGGTCGTGTACCCGACCGTCCCGCCGCCGGCGAACTGGCCGCGGCACTGGCCGCTCCGCGCCGACGGGAAGGTGCCCACCAGCGGCGGGATCATCTCCACATCCGGCCTCACCGGCGAGGGCCTCCGCGGCTCGCTCAAGACGCTCACCACCGGCGAGATGATCCGCCCCGACTTCGTGCTCCTGGACGATCCCCAGACGCCCGAGAGCGCGCGGAGCGTGGTGCAGAACCAGGTGCGCGAGCAGCTCGTCAGCGCCGACGTGCTCGGCATGGCCGGGCCGGGGAAGCGGATCGCCGCCGTGATGCCGTGCACGGTGATCGAACCCGGGGACATGATCGACCGCATCCTCGACCGCGCCAAACACCCGCTGTGGCGCGGCGAGCGGAGCGGCATCCTCAAGAGCCTGCCCAGCAACCTGCCGGCGTGGGACGCGTACTACGACGAGTACCGCCGCTGCTCGCAGTTGGAGCCGCCGGACTTCGACGACTCGAACGCCTACTACCGCGCCCACCGCCGCGAGCTGGAGGCCGGGGCCGAAGCCAGTTGGGAGGACCGCAGGCTCCCCGAGGAGGTGAGCGCGATCCAGCACGCCATGCACCTGCGGTTCCGCGACCCGTTCGCGTTCGCCGCGGAGTACATGAACCAGCCCCAGCCGCTCCACGCGATCGCCGCGAGCGTGCTCGATCCCGAGGCCCTGGCCGCGAAGGTCACCAACCTGCCGCGGCTGACCGTGCCGCGGAGCTGCACGCGGCTGACGGCCATGATCGACGTAGGCGCGCACGTCCTGTGGTACGCCGTGGTCGCGTGGGACGAGCGGTTCGGCGGGAGCGTGATCGACTACGGCCCGTACCCCGATCAGGGGCGGATCTACTTCGCCGCGGCCGACGCGCGGCCGACCCTCGCCGACCTGCCGGCCGCCAAGGGCAAGCCGCAGGAGGCCGCGATCTACGCCGGCCTGGCCGCCGTCGCCGCCCGGATCCACGACCGCGGGTACGTGCAGGAGGAGACGCACGCCGAGCTGCGGGTCGAGCGGTGCAACGTCGATGCCAACTGGGGGCCGGGCACCGACCTGGTGTACGAGTTCTGCCGCCGCGACCCGCACGCCCCGACGCTGCTCGCCAGTCACGGGAAGTTCATCGGCGCGTCCTCGCTCCCCATGAGTAACTGGCAGCCGCGCGAGGGGGAGCGACCGGGGCCGGGGTGGCGGATCGCCGCGGGCGCGGCCAGGCGCGGCCGGCACGTGACGTTCGACACCAACCGCTGGAAGAGCTTCGTCGCCGAGCGGCTCCGCACGCCGCCGGGCGCGCCGGGCTGCCTGACCCTCTTCGCGGCCAGCCCCGCTCAGCACCAGATGTATGCGGACCACTGCACCGCGGAGTACCCGGTCGCCGTCCAGCGGCAGTCGGGCGGCGCGCGGGTGGACGAGTGGAAGGACCGCCCCGGCCGCGACAACCACCTGTGGGACTGCCTGGTCGGCGCCGCCGTCGCCGTGTCGGTGCAGGGGCTGCGGTGGGACGCCGGCACCGCGGCCGGGGCCGAGCCGGTCGCGAAGAAGCCGAAGAAGCTGATAGACGTCGAAGCGCTGTACCGCGCGGCCAACCCGGGAGAGAAGTGGTGAGCGACTTAGACGCATCGGCGCAGGCCGTGCCGCGCCCCGCGCACCCGGAGGAGGCGGCGTTCGTGGCCGCGATCCGCCGCGCGCCGGGCGACCGCACCGCGCGGCTGGTGTACGCCGACTGGCTCCAGGAGCGCGGCGAGGCGTTCCGCGCCGAACACCTCCGCGCCGCGGTCGCCGGGACGGACGGCCTGTGCTCGCACCCGCCCGGCCGGCCCGCGCTGGCCGAGCGGCCCGGCCAGCACCCGTGGTACGCGCGGCTCGTCCTGCTCGCCGAGGCGATTCGGGATCTCGGCTACGGCGTCCGCTGGGGGCTCGTCGAGCGGGTCACCTGCCCCGGGGACGTGTGGGTGGGGTACGCCGAGCACCTGCTCGCCCGCCACCCGGTCCGCGAGGTGGTGCTCACGACCACGCCGCGGATCGAGCGGCTGCGGCCGTGGAACCCGGAGAGCGGCTGGGCTGCGTACAGCTTCGCCCGGCTAACGCGGTGGGTTCCGGTCGCGCCGGGAAGCCACATCCCGAGCGCCATCGTGGGCATGGTGTGGCCCGACGTGTCGTTCACCTTCCGCCGGCCCTCGACGAGCTGCTCGCCGCGCTCGTGCCGCCGCTCACCGACACCGCGCGCGACATGCTCGCCGCGGTCGAGCGCGACTCGAACGACGACACCGTCCGGCTGGCGTGCATCGACGCGCTGGACGAGTGCGGCGCGCACTATCTGGCCCAGACGCTGCGGGTGGAACTGATCCGCCGCCAGTTCGGCCGGGAGATCATCGACCTGCTCCTCAGCGGGGGTTTGTTGTGACCGACGCGCCCGTCGCCCACGCGCCCGACACGGCCGAGTTCCGCCCCGGCCTGGTGTGCCGCGGGTGCGGCGGCGTGACGTGGCACGTCACCCGCACCCGCCTCGGCCCGGCGTGCGTCCGCCGGTGGCGCACCTGCGCCGCGTGCGACCACGAGGTGCGCACCGCCGAGCGGATCGAGTCCGACGCGCACCCCGAGCACGACGCCGCCTGAGCGTCCATTCCTGGACCCGCCCGACCCCCCGCGTCCACTAATGCCACTTCCCGGCGCATTCCGCGCCGCGGGTCCACTTCCGCCCTCCGCGCCGCCTGCCCGCCGCGTCACAGTGGGGGTGTGAATCGCGCGTTCATCCGCGGCGGGCGCATCGCCCAGCGCCCGCCCGGTGAACCCGCCCGTCTCGACCCGCGGAGCGCCCCCGTGGAACCCACCGACCTGACCGGGGACATCGCGCAGCAGGCCGTCGAGCCGGTGGCGAGCACCGCCGACGGGCAATCCAACACCGGCCGCGCGGTCGGCGAGCTCATCAAGGCCCAGCAGTTCCTCGACGCCAAGGCGGCGCTCGCCAACCGCCGCCGCGGGCTCACCTACACCCGCCTCGTCACCCCCGGCGCGCTTGACGACTGCGGCCGCGCGGTCGGCGGCAACTTCGACAACACGTTCTTCGGGGGCTTCTGCTGACACCGTGTTCCAGTGGCTGCGATCACTGGTCGGCTTCGGCCGCGGCGCACCCGCACGCGGCGGGCACATCGCCGCGCGCTACGACAACGCGCTCACCACGCCCGAGAACGTGCGCAACTGGTGGGGTGCGGACTGGATGTCCGCGAAGTCCGCGAACAACTACAACGTGCGGCGCCAGCTCCGCATCCGCTCCCGATACGAGGTGTCGAACAACCCGTACCTGTTCGGCGTCGCCAACGGCAACGCCGACGACTTCGTCGGGGTCGGCGGCCCGACGCTCCAGATCAAGACCCCCGACGCCCCCTACAACCGGGCCGTCGAGGAGTCCTGGAACGAGTGGTGCGGCGAGATCGACCTGTGCGACAAGCTCCGCACCCTGAAGCTCGCGAAGACGATCGACGGCGAAGGGTTCCTGGTTTTGAAGACCGCCAACCTCGACCACCCGGTGAAGCTGTACCCGGTGGACGTCGAGGCCGACCAGGTCACCACGCCGGCGCCCCGGGACCTCGGCGAGCTGTGGGTGGACGGGCTGGTGCTGGACCCGGTCACGGGGCTGCCCGTGGCCTACGACGTGCTCAAGCACCACCCGGGCGATTACTACTTCCCGGACTTCCACCCGCTGGCCGTCGAGCGGATCTCGGCCCGGTACGTGGTCCAGTGGTTCCCCAAGTTCCGCCCGGGGCAGGTGCGCGGGGTGCCGGTCTTCACCCCGAGCCTGGACCTGTTCGCCGAGCTGCGGGCGTTCCGCCGCGCGACCCTCGGGGCCGCGGAGATCGCCGCCGACTACGCCGCGGTGGCCCAGCAGGACCGCGAGACCGGCGCGTACGAGCCGGACGCGGACACGGGCCAGGAGTACCAGCCGTTCAGTCGCGTCCCGCTCGTGCGGAAGATGATGACCGTGCTTCCGCCCGGGATGACGCTCAACCAGCTCAAGAGCGAGCACCCGACGACCACCTACGAGATGTTCAGCACGGTGTGCCTGGGCGAGGCGATCCGGCCCCTGTCGTACCCGCTCAACCTGGCGCTGGGCACGTCGCAGAAGTTCAACTTCTCGTCCGCCAAGCTGGACCACATCAACTACCGGAACTCGCTCACGATCGAGCGGAACCAGTGCAACCGCGGGCCGCTCGATCGGATCTTCCGCGCGTGGCACGAGGAGGCGGTGCTGTGCGGCGCGATCCCGGTGGGCCGCGGGCTGACCCCGCCGCCCCGGGCGTGGCACTGGCCCGGGTACGAGAGCATCGACCCGCTCGTGGACACCCAGGCCGCGACCCAGCAGATCGCCGGCGGGATCCTCACCCTGCGCGACTTCTGGGGCCGCCGCGGCGAGGACTGGCGGGCGGTGCTCGGCCAGCTCGCCGCCGAGAAGCGCGAGCTGGAGCGGCTCGGGCTGACCTTCGGCGACGTGGTCACCCGGTCCCTCACCAAGACCGACAGCCTGACGGAGACCGAGGAAGCGACCGGGGAGCCCGCCCATGCCGCGTGACGCCGACGACAAGCCGCTGCGGATCACCGGCGCGGCCGCGGCCGGCCCGGTGGCGATCCGCGCCGCCGCCGGCACCGACGCCGACGGCCGGCCGAAGCTCCCGACGTTCGACATGCTCGCCTACACCGGCGCGCCCATGCACCCGGACGGGTGGTGGGACCTGGTCGTGATCGACCTCACCGGGGTGAAGATCCCGAGCCAGCACCGGCCGATCCTGCGCCAGCACGACCACACACGGATCGTCGGTCACTCGACCGCGATCACCGTGAGCGACAAGGGGATCGAGGCGAGCGGGGTGCTGTCGGGCGCCGGCCCGGACGCCAAGGAAGTGGCCGAACTGGCCCGCAACGGGTTCCAGTGGCAGGCCAGTGTCGGCGCCAACCCGATCCGCCGCGAGTACCTGGAGAGCGGCGAGACCGCGACCGTCAACGGCCGCGAGGTGACCGGCCCGATGGTGATCAGCCGCGAGACCGTACTCGGAGAGATTTCGTTCGTCCCGCTGGGCGCTGACGGAGCCACCTCCGCCACCGTCAGCGCTTCACGAGGTGGTTCGCCCATGAACGAGAAGATGCTCATCAAGGGGATGAAGGTTCACGGCCACATCCGCGCCGGGAAGTACTCCGACGAGGCCATCGACAAGATGACCGACGACGAGGCGAAGGCGGCCCTCAAGGAGTGCATGAAGGGCGCGGACGACGAGGAGATGGACGCCGAGGACGACGAGGAGATGGACGCCGAGGACGACGAGGAGGTGCCCACGGCGAAGGCCGGCAAGCGGACCGGTATCAAGGGCAAGGGCAAGGTGAAGGCCGCGGGCAAGAAGGCCGCGAAGGCGTCCCTGAACGAACTGCTGCGGGAGAGCGTCGGGGACATCCGCGCCGCCGCCGCCGCCGAGATCCGCCGCCAGGAGGCGATCAAGGCCCGCGCCGCGAAGCACGACGTGACGCACGTCACGCTCGACACCGGCGAGCGCGTCAACCTGGTCGCGCACGCGATCGACAAGAACTGGACCGCGGACCAGGCCGAGCTGTACGCGCTCCGGGCCGGGCGTCCGGCCGCCGACGTGGGCGGCCCGCTCGCGTACGTGACGAACAAGCCCGACCTGAACGAGGCCGTGCTCGAAGCGGCCGTGTTCCACGCGGCGCGGCACCAGTTCAGGCTCGACGACGACTCGTTCTACGTGGACTCGACGCCGGACGGCAAGGGCACGATCCGCCGCGTCCCGCTGCACCTCCAGCGCGAGGCCCAGGACGGGTTCAGGAGCCGGTACTCGGACCAGGTGCAGCAGGCCGCGCACACCCTGTTCAAGGGCCGCATCGGGCCGAAGCAGATCCTCCACGCGGCGTTCGGCCAGTGGGGCAAGCGGCACTCGCTCGACCTGTCCGGCGAGCACGGCGTCCGCGACGCGCTGAAGGCGTGGGAGTTCAACGAGAACCCCGCGATCCGCGCCGAAGGCACGTCGCAGATGTCGATCTCGAACATCCTCGCGAACGTGCTCAACAAGTTCGCGCTCCAGGGCTACCTGTTCATCGAACAGGCGTGGCGCGAGGTCTGCGCGATCCGCCCAGTGAACGACTTCAAGCCGACCAAGAGCATCAACCTGCTCGGCGACGTCATGTACAAGCAGCTCGGGCCGGCGTCCGAGCTGGTGAACGCGAGCCTCGGGGACCAGGCGTTCGCCAACCAGGCGAACCCGTATGGCCGCATCCTGACGATCCCGTGGACGCACATCGTCAACGACGACCTGGGCATGCTCACCGGCGCGCCGATGAAGATCGGCCAGGGGGCCGGCCTGGCGCTCAACGACAACATCTGGACCCTGTGGGCGGCGATGGCCGCGGGCACCGTCAACGGGGACGACGGGAACCCGTTCTGGCGGACCACCAGCTCGACCACGGCCGCGGCCATCAAGGCCGGGACCGCGTACAAGCCGAACAAGACGAGCGGGGGCACGTCGGTCCTGGCGCCGGCAGGGATGCAGGTCGTGAAGGCCCTGTTCGACAACCAGATCGACCCGAACGGAAACCCGCTCGGGTTCAACGGGCTCAAGCCGGTGCTCCTGTTCGGGCCGTCGAACTGGCAGAACGCGATGCAGGTCCTGTACGCCAGCTCGCTGGTTTACGGGGGCTCGACCGCGGCCGCGGCCGCGCCCAACTTCAACGCCTTCCAAGGGTTCTTCAACCCGGTCATGAGCCGGTACGTGGAGAGCCCGACCTACGTGAACTCGACCACCGCGTGGTGGATGCTGTTCAACCCGATTGCGCTGGCGGCGATCGAGGTGTGCTTCCTCAACGGCGTGGACACGCCCGCGGTGCTCCAGGCCGGCCCGGAGTTCCAGTTCGACCGGCTCGGGATCTCGATCCGCGGGACCATGCCGTTCGGCTCGAACCAGCAGAACTTCCGCGGCGGCGTGTACGCCGTCGGCGCCTGAGGACGGCCCGCGTTTCGTGTCCCAGAGTTCCGGCAGGGATCTGGGGCCGGAACCGCGAACCGGGAACTGCGACATGAGCGGCCGCAAGAAGATCGTGTGCCTGGGCATGCCGAGCTACGGCGACCTGAGTGCCGGCGCGGCGCTGGCGTTCTTCTGCGCTTCGCGGGACCCGGGGCTCACGGTCCACCGGCGGCACGACGCGAGCTCGCTGCTCGCGCACAATTTCAACCGCCTGTGGTGCTGGGGGCTGAACGAGGCACGGCACGGGGGCGGGTGCGATTACTTCGCCATGCTCCACGCGGACGTGGAGCCGGGGCCGGGCTGGCTCGACGCGCTGGTCGCCGAACTGGACGCCACCGGGCTCGACGTGCTCGGGGTCCCGGTGCCGATCAAGGACGGCCGCGGGCTCACGAGCACCGCCCTGGCCCGGGACGACGGCTCGACGTGGCGGGTCCACTCGCGGCTCACGCTGGCCGAGGTGACCGCGCTGCCGGAGACGTTCACCGCGGCCGACCTGGGCGGCCGGCCGCTGCTCCTGAACACGGGCTGTTGGGTGTGCCGGTTCGATCCGGGGTGGGCCGAGCAGGTGTACTTCACCATCAACGACCGGATCGTGGTCGGCCCGGACGGCCGGTACGCGCCCGAGGTCGAGCCCGAGGACTGGTTCTTCTCGCGGCTGCTGCACGAGCGCGGGCTGGCGGTCGGCTGCACCCGCAAGGTGCGGCTGACGCACCGCGGGGCCGCGGCGTTCGCGAACGACCGCGTCTGGGGCACCAACCCGATCGACCACGAGTACGTGACCGAGAGCCCCCTCCGCACGGCGGGCGCGGTCCCAACCGAGGGCTGACCGATGGCGATGGTTTACTTCCGCACCGGCAAGCCGATCACCGTCGCGTACACGCCCGCGGGCGGGAACGTGAACGCCGGCGACGTCGTGGTCCTGGGCAACACGGCCGGGCTCGGGCTCGGCGTCGCGCCGCTCGACATCCCCAACGGGACGCTCGGCGACCTGACGATCTTCGGCGGCATCTACGACGTGGTGAACGAGTCGAACGCGGCCAACTGGGCGAAGGTGTACTGGGACGCCACGAACTCGAAGGTCACCACCACGAGCACGAACAACGCGCTGTTCGGGTACGTCGTGTCGGGCGGCGGCGGCGGGGCGAACACGACCGCGCAGGCGTTCCTCGACCCGACGCAGTGACCGCACACCACCCGAGGCCCCGCGTGATGTCCGATCCCGTGCTGTTCCTCGCGCTCCCCGCCCGCCCGGTCGCGACCGCGCCGGGCACGACGATCGTCGTGCCCGCGCCGACCCGGCACCCGTACAAGGCGCGGCGCCGGCCGGGATCGCTGCTCAACCTGAACTTCAACCAGTTGTGGGCGGACGCGCTGAACGACCGGGCCGAGGTGCCGAGCCTGCGGTACTTCGCGATGTGCCACGACGACATCGAGCCGGTCCCCGGGTGGGCGGACCTGCTCGTCGAGGACCTGGAGCGGCTCCCGGCCGACGTCGTCAGCTCGGTGATCCCGCTCAAGGACGACCGCGGGCTGACCTCCACCGGCGTCTGGCAGCGCGAGACCGGCGGCGTCCGGCGGCTCACCATGACCGAGGTCATGAGCCTGCCGGAGACGTTCGGCCTCGTCCACCTGATCGGCGCCGGGCTGGCCGAGGCCGGCGACGTGCTCGCGATCAACACCGGGCTGTGGGTGTGCCGGCTCGACGCCGGCTGGGCCGAGCGGTTCCCGGGGTTCCGCAACGGGTGCGACGCCGTGGTGCGCGACGACACCGGCCGCTACCACGGCGTGTGCCTGTCCGAGGACTGGACCTTCGCGCTGTGGTGCGCGCAGGTCGGGCTGGCGGTGTACGCCACCCGCCGCGCGTCGGCCGCCCACGTGGCCGCCGACCGCAGCTACCCGAACGACCGCGCCTGGGGCACGTGGGTGACCGACCGGGGCGACCAAGAGGAGCCGCAATCGTGAGCGACCCGAACACGACCGCCGCGCCCGTCGCGCCGAGCGGGGCCGAGCCGACCGACCTCCAGCGGGCCGCCGCGCACCTGCGCGAGCGGCTCGGCGCGAAGGCGGGCAAGGAGCTGGTGCTGATCGACCACGACGCGCTCGAAGCGGTGACCGCGGCGATCCCCGAGGACCGGCACACGTACGCGACCCGGGCGCAGCGGGCCGGGTCGCACCGCGCCGTTCCGCGGTCCGCCGACCGCACCTGCTGGGTCCAGGCGCAGTGCCTGGCCGAAGTGCTGAAGGTCGCCAATGTCCCAGCTTAGTTTGGGCCGGCGCGGGACCGCCGCCCGGGTCCGCCGGCAGAAGCTCGCGTCCGGGGTGGGCGTCACGTACACGCGGCTGTCCGGCGCGGTCCTGACGCTCACGGCCGTCCCGGCGCTGAGCGCGTTCCGCAGCGAGACGCTGCCCGGGCGGGTGGAGATCGCCGAGCGCGACTACATGGTCGCGGTGACCGACCTGGCCGCCGCCGGCGCCGAGCAGGTGCCCCAGATCGGCGACCGGATCGCCGAGACGATCGACGGCACGGCGTGCACCTTCGAGGTCATGACCCCGACCAACGGCGAGCCGGCCTGGCGGTACGACGCGCAGGACCGCGGGTTCTACCGGATCCACACCCAGCGGGTGGCCTGACGTGCCGTACGCCGCGACGACGCCGAGCCTCGTGCTGTGCGCGAACCTCGCGGCGTACGTGCAGGCGCAGTGGGGGCCGACGAGCCCGGACGGCGTGAGCTGGGACAAGTTCACGCGGTTCGCCGGTCCGGACGACCCGAACCTGAAGCTGGTCGGCCGGCAGGTGGAGTTCTACCCGACTCAGGATTACGAGTGGCAGCCGCTCACCCGCAAGGAGTCGCTGTACACGCACCGCGTGTCGTGCCTGGTGGTCGAGCGGTACATCGCCGCCGGCGACGTGACCCGCGACTGGTGGGCGCAGCGGGTCGACTTCGTCCACGACCAGGTCGTGACGGGCCTGCGGTTCAACGCCCACGGCCCCGCGCCGTTTAACGCGGCGCTGAAGACGCTCCGCGGCCGGGTCGAGGTGTGCGATCTCGAAAAGTTGCTGAGCCGGAACAAGCTGTTTTACGCCTACGTGGAACTCGACTTCGAAGAGGTCGTGACGCTCCCGAGCAGTCCCTAACCGACCAACGTGAAAGGGCTCGCCCATGCCCGTCAACCTCGCCGGCGGCGCCGCCGGGATCTACTGGAACTCCGGCACGTACCTGTCCCCCACCTGGGTCGAGCAGACGCAGGTGAAGGACGTCTCGCCGAAGTTCCCGTGGAAGATGCCGGACGCGAGCGCCCGCTCGTCGGCCGTGGCGCTCGTCGTGAAGGCCAACATGGACCTCGAAGTCGAGGTGACGATGCGGGCCGACCCGCTGGAGCCGCAGTACGTGACCGCGCCCACCGCCACCGGCCCGACCGCCGGGTGGACGAACAACGCCTACAGCCGCACCGCGAACGTGGACATGCTGATCCTGAACGCCAAGCTCAGCGTCGTCGGGGCCGCGGGCGTGCGCGCGAATTTCCTCATCTCCGAGGACCAGGAGCCGCAGGAGATCGAGGGCGCGGTGATCGCCACGTTCAAGCTCAAGCCGACGCTGAGCTTCTACACGGCCAACAGCAACACGTTCAACATCTACCCGAACTGGGCGTACGTGAGCACCGCCAACACCCCCACCTACACCCCGATCACCTTCGCGACGTGAGCGCATGGGCGGGTTTATTCCGAAGGCGAAGTTCGACGCCGGGTTCTTCCGCGCGAAGCCGGTGGCGGACGCCGCAGCCCGCGCGAACGAGCGGGTGCAATCGAAGTTCGGCGCGTTCACCCGCCGGACCATGAAGAGTTCGATCCGGTACAAGACGGGCGTCGCGCCGGCCGGGAGCCCGCCGTACGCGCACCGGTCCGAGAGCTTCACCCGCACGAAGCGGAACGCGAAGACGGGTGCAACGACGCGACAGGCTCAAAGCCCGCTCCGGGAGCTGATCTTCTTCGCGCTGGACCGCGCGACGAGCAGCGTGGTGATCGGGCCGGTGCGGTTCGGCGCGGGTGGAGCGCACGCGCTCGAATTCGGCGGCACGACCGCGGTCCGCCGCGCGGGGCGGACGAGGAGCGTGCGGATCGCCCCGCACCCGTTCGCGCGGCCCGCCGGCGCGGCCGAGGCGAAGAACCTGCCCGAACTGTTGCGCTCCTCCGTGAGGTGACGACGTGCCGACGTTCAGCGACAAGGCGGGCCGGGAGTGGGTGCTCGACCTCGACGTGACCGCCCTCGAACAGGTGGAGAGCCGCACCGAGGTGAGGTTAGACCAGCTCCTGGCCGACGGCGCGGCCGGCCTCCAGACGCTGTTCGCGCAGCCGCGGAAGCTCGTCCGCGTGCTGTGGGTGCTGATCGAGGAGCGGGCCGCGAAGGTCGGGCTCACCCCGGAGCAGTTCGGCCGCTCGTTCGACGGGGACGCGCTCGAACGGGCCGCCGACGCGCTCCTGAGGGCCGTCGCGGATTTTACCCCGAGCCGCCGGCGGCCGGTGCTGCTGGCGGCGATCGCCAAGGCGCAGGAGCTGGAGGCGAAGGCGGTGGAGATCGCCCTGGCGAAGATCGCCCGAACCAATCTCGCGGACCTCGCCCCCGACTCCTCGACACCTGCTACCGGCTCTGCGGCATCCTCGGCCTCGACCCCGGCGGCCGACGCCTGACGCTGCGGAAGCTGGTGGCGATGGCGAAGGCGCGGCAGGAGTACCAAGGGCTCCTGTCCGCGTGGCACGCGGCGGCGGTGATCGCGCACCTGCCGTTCACCGCGGCCCGGCTGAGCCCGCGGGCGATCAACCCGTTCGGCGCGCCGGCGGTCGCGTCCGAGGCCCTGCAACAGGTCCGCGAGGCCCGCGCCCGAACGATGATGGCGGTGGCGGCGATCGAGGGGTTCAGGATGGCCGGAAAGGAGCTGCCCGGTGTCCAGTAGTGCGAGCGACGTCCGCGCCGGCGGCGCCTTCTACGAGTTGTACGCGCGGGACGAGCTGTCCGCGGCGCTCGCGCGCGTGCAGGCCCGGGTGCGGGCCGTCGGGCGGTTCCTCAGCGCATTCGACCCCGGGGCCGGCGGTGCGGCCGGCGGCACCGCCGGCGCGTTCAACCGGCTGGTCTTCGGCGACGTGGACATCGACGCCAAAAGCGGGGAGTACCTGGGCCGCGTCGGCGGGCTGGTGGGACCGCTCCGCGCGCTGCTCGGGGCCGGCGGGGCCGCGGCCGGACTGGTCAACGACCTGCTGTTCGGCGCGAAGCGTACGGACGCCGCCGGCGCGTACCTCGGCCGCGTCGGCGGGCTGATCGGCCCGGTCCGCGACGCGCTGTCCCCCGGCGCATCCGGCCAGGGGCTGGTCAACGACCTGCTGTTCGGCGCGAAGCGAACGGACGCCGCCGGCGCGTACCTCGGCCGCGCCGGCGGGCTCGTCGCCCCGCTCCGGACCCTGTTCCGCGCCGGCGCGACCGGGACCGGGCTGGTCGGCCAGCTCCTGTTCGGGTCGAAGGGGGCGGGGGCGGGCGCCGAGGCGGAGCGCCGGTACGGCGGGCTCGCCGGGGCGATCGCCCGCACCCTCAACCCCGGTGCGGGCGGCAGCGGGATCGTCAACCGGCTGCTCTTCGGCGACAAGAAAGAGGACGCGGCGGGCGCCTACGCCGGCCGGATCGGCGGGCTGTTCGGCGCGGTCCGGGCCGGGGCCGGTGTGGCGGCCGGCGCGTTCGCCGCCGTCAACCGCGAGGTGAGCCGGTTCGTCGCCGGGCTGTCCGCGGCCGGAACCAAGCTGGCCCTCGTCGGCGGCGCGACCGCGGCGCCGCTGCTGGCCGCGTTCAAGGCCGCCACCGACCGCGGCGCGGACCTGGTGCGGCGGTCCCGCGAGCTCGGCGTGCCGATCGAGCTGCTCAACAAATTCCAGTACGCCGCGGAGCGGGCCGGCGTCTCGCTGGACGAGGTGATGCAGGACCGCCAGGGCCGGTACACGGACCTGATCGCGGCCGCGCCGTCGATCGACGTGACCGCCGCGGTCCGGGCCGAGCAGGCGCAGCGGGACCTGGCGGACGCGACCCGCGCCCTGCAAGACGCGCTCGCGCCGTTCGTGGCGGTCGTGGGCCGGGTCGCGGCCTGGTTCGGCGAGTGGGCGAAGGAGAACGGGGAGCTCGTCGCCACCGTGTTCGTGGTGACGACGGGCGTGCTCGGGCTGGGGCTCGCCCTGGCCGCCGTGGGCACCGCGGTGACCGCGTTCGCCTCGCTGGCGTCCGGCGCGTTCGCGGCGGTCGGGGCCGTGATCGGGGCCGTGCTCTCGCCTGTCGGGCTCGTCGTCGCCGCGGTCGGCGGGCTGGTGTACCTGCTCGGCAACCTGAGCGGCCTCAACCAGCGGGTCGCCGGCGACTTCAAGAAGGTGTTCAGCCCGGAGTGGGCGGCGTTCGCCGACCGCGCCAAACAGAGCTGGGCGACGCTCGTCAACTTCGTCAAGAAGGGCGATCTGGAGTCGGCCTTCGCCACGATCACGACCTCCCTGGAACTGCTCTGGAACGGCGCCTGCCGCAAGCTCACCGAGAGCTGGATCGGCTTCGAGGAGCCGTTCATTGAAGGCTGGCAGGACACCGTCGTCGAGTTCGCGCTCGCCTTCATCCGCGCCGGCGCGCGGCTGGAGAAGGCGTGGATCACGATCGGCGGCAACCTCGAGAACGCCTTCAAGGCGGTGGCCCGGACGGTGTCGGACGCGGCGATCGGCGCCGCCGAGGTCGCGGCCCGGCTCGACCCGACCGACGCCTTGGACAAGAAGATCGCCGCGGCCAAAGCGCTCAACGACCGGGTGATCGGCAAGAGCCGCGACCTGCCCGCCGAGCGGCAGAAGGTCGAGGACGACAAGGACCGCGCGGTCAACGACGTGATCGCCGACGCGCGGCGCGACAAGGACCGCGGCCGGGTCGAGCGCCGCGCCGGTCTGGAGGAGTTGAACCGCGAGAAGGCGCAGCTCGAGGCCGAACTCGACCGCCTCAAGAAGCTGTCGGAGGAGCCGGACGCGGCGCTGCGGCCCGGGGTGACGCCGCTCAAACCCGGACTGCTCCAGGCCGACAAGGTCGCCGGCGGGTTCTCGGGTGCGGCGCTCGACCAGCAGTTCGGGTACGGGTCCGAAGTGCAGAAGCAGACCGAGCTGCTCAAGGCGCTGGTGACCGCCACGCAGGCGACCCCCGGGGCCATCGTCACCGGCCTGAAGCCGCTCGTCGCGCCCGCGGCGGTGAGGTAGCCCATGCCGACCCCCCAGTGCTACGAGACGCCGCACTCGCAGGAGGGCTCGCAGGAGCTGGCCGGCGCGAGCTTCACGCGCGAGTTCTTCGTCCTCTACCAGAGCGACAGCACGGCGGCGCTCGCGCTGGTCGAGGCCGTCGCCCCGCAGACGTGGGCGACCTCCAACGGCAACCTGGACCGCAAGTCGATCGCGTTCCGCAACCTCGGCGCGCCGGACTGCTGGCTCGCCACCGTCACCTACGGCTCGTCGGCCGCGGCCGGGTACTTCGACCCCGAGCGGGTCCAGTTCCGCGTCACCACCGCGACCGTCCGGATCACCCAGTCGAAGCAGACGCTGGCGCGGCTCCAGCTCGCGGACATGAGCTTCGCCGGGTCGAACCTGACGGTGGACGCGACCGACAACAGGGTCGTGTCGCCCGACGGGTACACGCCGACGCTGGCCGACGTCGGCCGCCCGATCACCGTCACCGGCGGCTCCGGGTGGACGGTCGGCCTGTACACGATCACCGGCCTTCAGGCCGGGTCGGTCACCACCGGCGGCACGCCGGTCGTCGCCACCGTCGTGCCGACCAAATGGGTCCTCAGCGCCAGCCCGGCCGCGGCCGGCACCGCCGGCGGGGGGTGGACCAAGGCCGGCACGGCGCCGGCCGCGCGCGGCGCCAACCTGACCGCCAACGCCACCACCCCGACGTGGGTCTCGCCGGCCGGCCCGGACACGTTCCTGCCGACCGCGGCCGACGTCGGCCAGACGCTCGTCGTCACCGGCGGCACCGGCTGGGCGGTCGGCAATTACCCGATCGTCGGGTTCGACGCCGGCACCGACAGTTGGGTCCTCGCCGCCGGCCCGGCCGCGGCCGGCACCGCCGGCGGCGCGTGGCAGCTCTCCGGGACCGCGCCCGACTTCGCCGGCGCGATCGGCCAGTCGCTCGACACGATCCAGGGGTGCGAGATCGTCGTGCCGCGGTTCGAGCTGACGGTGATGCAGAGCTACGCGAGCCTGAGCGCCGCCGACCTGATCGCCTTCCGCGCGCTGGTCGGCCGGACCAACGCCGCGGCCTTCCTCGGCTTCCCCGCGGGTCAGCTCCTGTACCTCGGGTGCGATCCGACCTCCGGCCGCGGCACGCTCCCGACCGGCCAGGCGTTCCAATTCTGGAATTTGGCGCACCAGTTCATGTACGAGCCGGACGTGAGCGGCGCGCAAATCGGCGGGCTGACGGTGCCGAGCAAACCGGGGCACGCCTACCTGTGGGTGCGGTTCGCGCCGGGCCTGCCCGCGGCCAGTCCGCTGCCGGCGTGGACGACCGCGCCGAACTACCTGGCGCAGCGGCCGCAGGCGGTGTACGTCGAGCGCGTGTACGACCCGGGCGACTTCTCGGCGCTGGGGGTGAGCCTGTGAGCGGCACCCTCGCCAGACTCGGACCCGGCGACCCGCTCCCCACCGGGCGGGCGGACTGGGAGCTGTTCCGCCTCGCCGCCATCGACGCGGCCCGCGACCAGGGCGGGCCGGGCGCGGCCGATCCGCTGCCGACCAACGCCCGCCCGCAGCTCGAAATCTGGGTGCGCAACGACCTCGGCGCGTTCCTCCCGGCGTTCTCCGTCGTCGGCCTGGTCGGCCCGGCCGTGTCACCGGGGACCGCGCCGCACGAGGCCCGGCGGCTGCCCGCGTTCGGCACCAGCTCGCCCACGTCCAACGGCGCGTTCGGGATCCTCTCGGAGCCGTGCGGCCCCGGCTGCTGGGCGCGGGCCGTGGTGCTCGGCGCGACGCCCGCCGTCGTCCAGTTCGACGCCACGACCGACACGTTCGCCAACCCCGCCGGCGGCACGCCCGCGTACCTGGCGAGCGGGACGAGCGGCCCGGCGCAGATCCTCTGGCCGCTGTCGCCCACGCCGGCGGCGATCGCCGCCGGGCCGCTGTGGGCGATGGTCCTCCTGACCGGCTCGGCCGGCGGCGGGTCGGGCGCGGCGCTCGCCGTCGAGACCGACAACGCCTCGACCGTCGTCAGCCCGACGACGACGCTCCAGTTCGACCACGCCGCCTTCACCGTGTCGGAGCCGGCCGCCGGCACCGCGCTCGTAGGGCTGCTGAGCGCGGCCCCGACCGGCACGCCGAACACGGCCGCCGGCTACAACGGCTCGGGCACGCTCACCAGCTTCCCGCAGTACCTGACGACCAGCGGCGCCGTCACGACCTACCAGCTCCTGCCGACGGTCGGCGCGAACACCCCGACCAGCCCGTTCATCCAGTTTCAGTTGGACACCTCGGGTACGGGCACAATCAAGCAGTACCAACTGGTGGCCGGCACCGGCAGCACCAACGGGGTGTACCGGACGCTCACCGTCTCGCAGGTGCAAGACACCTACGGCGTCGGCGGCTACCAGGGGTCGCTGACGGTCACCCAGACCGGCGGGGTGCTCCAGTTCGCGCTCGCGAACGCCGTGCTCGTCGGGTACGCCACCCAGACCTACGTCGCCGGCCAACTGGCGTCGTACCTGCTGTCGTCGGTGGCGGCTTCGACCTACATCCCGCAGAGCCAATTAGGCGCGAACTCGGGCGTCGCGCAACTCAACTCCTCCGGCTACCTGACGACGAGCCAGATCCCCCCGTCGCTGGCCACCCAGTCGTACGTCTCGTCGGCGCTGGTGCCGTACCTGACCAGCGCCGCGGCGGCATCGACGTACGTCGCGCAATCGCAACTCGGGGCCGTCGGGGGCGTAGCGACGCTCGCGAGCAGCGGCTACCTCACGACATCGCAGATTCCACCGTCGCTGGCCACCCAGTCGTACGTCTCGTCGGCGCTGGTGCCGTACCTGACCAGCGCCGCGGCGGCATCGACGTACGTCGCGCAATCGCA